GCTGATAGTTACTTTACTGCTTCAGAGCTTGATGGCTTTGATATTGAGAGTGATGAAGATGGTGATGTGATTGAAGAGGATTCTGCTGAAGCTGTAAATTGGAATGGTAAAAGCTACAACATGAATAAAGATGAGGAAATTACTTTTTTCATAATGAACGATGGCTCGCTCATACATGGTAAACCCACTAAAAACGAATCACATGAAGAGTTAATGATTATCCATTTCTATAAACTGATAGATAGGGAACTTCCAACTAGAGAATTTGATGGTAAACTAGATTACATGAAAGCTTATGATGGAATAAGTTTTAATCAATCACTATACAGCAGATTATGGAATAGCGTGGAAATACAGGGAAGGGTATTCATAACAGATGATGGTAATTATGTTTTTACATGTTACGACCCACTTGATGAGGACGAAGCTAAACAAATGATGACATATTGTGCGTTTAAGATGAACTTACCAAATGATAAATGTTATTACGTTGGTCATTATAACACCGTTATAATACCATTAGTTGATAAATAAAGGAATAATCAAGCAGATTGTTCCTTTTTTTATATTTATAGGTAGATTTTGTAATTAATGTTATATTTATTAAAATTTAAAGAGTTACAATTATGATATATGACAGACAGGAAATGGCAAAAGAATATGCTCGTTGTTATTCAGATAAGTCTAGAATAACATTTATTGAGTCATATTTTAGCACATTTAATGCAACAAAAGGTAAAAAGACACAATTTCATTGTTTCCCAAGACAAAGGGCATTTTTAAAAGCTCTTTCAGAAAACAGGAACGTTGTGGCGGTTAAACCAAGACAGTGTGGTATTACAACGTTATCTAGTGCATGGGCTGCTGCTCAGTGTGCATTTGCCCCAAAAGACGCACCTGAGACAATACTTTGTATTGCCAACAAGCTTGAACAAGCTCAGGAAATTATAATCAAGGTTCGTGATTTCCTTGAACAAGTACCAAGATGGTATTGGGGAAATGACTATTTTTCTCCAGACCCAAATTCTGAAAAAAATACATTATCAATTTTCCTAAAAGACGCTAAAGGTGAACTGAAGTTGTTTAATGGATGTAGAGTTATAGCTCGTGCATCAGGTCCTAACGCATCTCGTGGTATATCAGCCGTATCAGTTCTTATTCTTGACGAGGCTGCGTTCATTGAGGAAGGTGTGGCAGCGTTTACCACTGCTGCTGCTACAATGGCTTCTAACCCTAATTCTAAGACCGTTATGGTGTCAACACCTAATGGTAAGGATGAATTGTACTACAACACCTATAGACAGGCTCTAAGTCATGAGAATAATTTCGTGGCTGTACAGTTCCGTTGGTATCAAGACCCAAGGTTCAATAAGTTTCTTACTTGGAAAAAGAAAAACGAGGAAACTGGTGAATGGATGATTGACGAAGACCCTATTGTTGATGGTGAGGGTAACGTAAAATATGATGAGCCTCGTTGGGCAAAACTAGAACAAGGTGGATGGAAACCAGATGCTCCTTGGTATGACGAAATGTGCAAACAGTTTAATAATGATTCAATGAAGATTGCACAGGAGCTTGATGTGTCTTTCATGGGTTCTAACGATAACGTTATTGCACCAGAGTTTATTGAAATGCAGGATAAAATGAATGTTAGAGAACCACTTGAAGACTTCAAAGACCCACTGGTTGAGGAAACTTGGTTCTGGAAGCTTCCAATTGAGGGGCATAGGTATATCCTTGCATGTGACCCTAGTCGTGGTACAGCAGCCGATAGAACAGCTATAGAAATAATAGATATGGATGGTAGGGATGAGGATGGTATGCCTATCATTGAACAGGTGGCAGAATACGTAGGAAAAAAACTTGGTGATGACATAGGAGCTATTGCTTACCAGTATGCTACAATGTATAATGATGCCTTTGTTGTTGTTGATGCTACTGGTGGTCAGGGTGATGCTGCAATTATCACAATGCTTCAGATGGGCTACAAGAATATGTATTATGAGGATATGAATCAGAAGACATATATGCTTCAGAGAGCAACTAAAGTATATGATAGTTATACTGATAAACTCCCTGGCTTCCACTTCCAGGGAAATAGATATCCAGTATTGGCAAACTTTGCTGGCCTTGTAAGAAATAATGAATTCAAGATTAGGTCTGCAAGGGTTATCAATGAGCTTGATACATGGATTTTCAAGGGTGATAATGCAAGGATGGACCACATGGATGGCGCTCACGATGATACGATAACATCACTTGCTATGGGACTATTCGTTATGCAATATTCATTCAACAGGCTTCAAAGCACAATTAAGAAGGATAAGGCAATATTGAACGCATATATGATGACAAATTCTTTCAAAGTTAAAAAACCACAGATGGGTAGTGGAAGAGATATGTCACCTGGAAATGGCTTACCATTCTACAATTCACAAAAGTTGAAATCATATAACAGCACTAATTTTGGGTCATGTATGTGGTTGTTCGGCGGATATAAATGATATTTATAATTATGAAAACAATAAGTATAAAAGAGAGTCAATTTGATAGGTGTCTGGTTTTGGAAACTTGGACAAACAAAAATGGTGAACTAAAAAATCACCTCAAAAACATTGCCCATATGGATGATAAAACATTGAAGACATTAGCAAACGTATTTCCTACTTACTATCTGAATTATCTGTTACATATAAGTCCTAATACTGAGGACGAGGATTATTATTATGACTTGGTTGATGTCGCTGATAATAATTCAGAATATTCAATGTCATATTATATAGAGAAGTTAAATCTACCAATAGATAAACGTTTTGGGTACTATGTAAAAAATACAATAAACAGATATCCAAGGAGGTATCGTGATGATTCTAGAATTTATCATACATATGCAGAGATTCCAGATAACGTTACGTTGAACTATAAAAAGCCATTCATAAACAAAGTGTTAATTCACAATTGTTACAATGATGGGGATGCTGAAAGTATCTTGCTGAATGGGTTTAAGTATGGGCAGTATTTAAATAATCTAGCTTGGACTTATGGTAATAAAAATAATGGTAATTATGGATTTGCATATGAATTTAACGACTATGCAGAAAATTATGGTAAATATCCGAACTATGGAGTGGAGGGTGTTGTTTTTGTTGGTAGTGGCGTTATGGTAACCCATCATGGCGATAGAAAAAATAATGAACAATTTTCACCAAATGAATGTATTTTTGATATAAATTCAGTCTCTAGTTTCGTTTGTAGGTTTAAGATTCCTCACGGATATTGCGAAATATATGATGCTAACAACAAATTAGTTTTCAAAAAAGATAACTATACTGTGCCTAAAATGTTAGAATGGATTTCAAATAACCTTATAAAATATTAAACTATTTATAAAAACATAGAAAAAATTATATTTTAATAATAAAACAATATAATAATGGCTAAGAAAAATACAGTTTTTCAAGCTCTAGACAAAGCAATCTCTGGAAACTGGAAGACAGCTACTGAGCCTTCAATACCACATGTCAATTCTTATGACATGACGAAGCCAGACAACACTGTTATTTACAGAACTTCTGATAAGGAGGATTATTTGCAGAAGAAACTGGAGCTTCAACAGGATAAATACCTGAGAGATAGATGGGTAAGGGCAAACGTAAACCTTTCTGTATCCGCATATGCTGGTTTGAATAACATCAAGCTTATGTATCGTGATGCAGACCTTATGGATTCATTCCCTGAGATTGGTGCAGCACTTGACATTGTTTCTGAGGAGAGTACAATTGTGAATGACAAAGGTATGGTTGTTAATGTTTATTCCAAGTCAGACAGAATCAAGAGCATTCTTGAGGACTTGTTTGTTAATAGGCTTAACATACAGCTTACTGGTCAGATGATTATTCGTGCAATGTGTAAGTATGGTAACCAATTCATGCTTCTTGATATTGACCATAAGAATGGTATTAAGGGATGGAAACAGCTCCCAGTATTCAATGTTGAGAGAATTGAAAATGGAATCCAGAACCCTTATGGAGGAGGACTATCATTGTCAGTGAACAGTAATGACGTTGATGATAAAGACTTATCAACTCAATTCGTCTGGATTGAAGATAATCAGGCACAGATACCTTTCCGTGATTGGCAGATAGCGCACTTCAGGCTACTAACTAATTCGCTATATCTTCCTTATGGTGTCAGCTATCTTAATGCTGCTAGAAGGCACTGGAGAATGCTGTCCCTTATGGAGGATATGATGCTTATCTATCGTCTTGAGCGTTCAATTGAAAGACGTGTGTATAAGATTTTCGTTGGGGCAATTGATGATGCCGATGTTCCTGCATATATCGAACAGATTGCAAACGAATTTAAGAGAACACCTATTATTGACCCAGTTACAGGACAGGTTGACTTGAGAAAGAACATATTGTCTGTTGACCAGGATATATTCATTCCAGTTCGTGATGAGAATGCGCCAACTCCTATCGATACACTGTCTGCTGCACAGAACATGACAGCACTTGATGACATCAAGTTTGTACAGGGTAAGGTACTTACTGCCCTTAGGATACCTAGGACATTCCTTAACTTTGATGAGGCTGCTGGCGACGGTAAGAACCTTGCGCTTATGGATATAAGGTTTACTAGGACTGTAAACAGAATTCAGCAAGCATTCTTGATGGAGCTTACAAAGGTTGCAACAATTCATCTTTATTTGTTAGGGTTTGATGATGAACTGACAAACTTTACGTTGTCAATGAATAATCCATCAACGCAAGCAGAACAGCTTGAGATTGAGAATATGCAGAAGAAGATTGACGCTGTTAGGGACGCTGTTTCAGACCCAGGTAATGGTCTTCCAGTTATGTCTCAGACACGTGCCCTAAAGCAGATTATGAAGTGGTCTGATAAAGAGATTAAGGAGAATCTTGAAGAGATACGCCTTGAGAAGGGCATTGCTGCTGAACTTGAGAAAACAGCACAGATTATTAAGAAGACTGGTATCTTCGACACCGTTGATAGAATATACGGAGAGCCTGGGGCTGAGTATATGGATGACCAGCAAGGAGGTATGCCAGGTCAGGGAGGTCCAGGAGGCGCAATGGGAGGCGGTGGAGCACCACCACCAGCACCTGATTTCGGAAGCGAAATGGACGGTCTTGGAGCACCTGGAGCAGATGATTCAGGAGACATGTCAGGTATGGAAGGTTCAATGCCTACGGCAGATATGGGGACTGAGGGAGCACCGCCTGAGGCTGGAGGGCAAAATGAAAGTGTCAGAAAGAAAAACAACCTTCTTTTTGAGCAGGCGAAGAAGGCAGACACGCTGTTCGAACAGTATCTTTCTTCGCTCACTGGAGTCACACAGTCACCCAAGGAAACAAAGTATGAAAGGGCTAAAGTCTATGACAGCGATTCGTTGCTTATAAACGAGGAGTTTGATAAGATGATTGACGCACTTGGAAAGTTTGTTGACAATGGAGAAATTAATGAATAATATAAAGGCGTGACAAGTGTCACGCTTTTTATGTTTCAATGATATTTATAAAAAAATATGTATTAATATGAACACTAAGAAATATAAGGAAGAGTTTTCAAACTACATCAGCATAATGAAAGAGGCTCTTGACAGGGAGAACTTCGATGCATACAGTACAGCAAAGGAAATGCTTGATGAATCAATTGAAGAGTGTAAACATGAAAAGGAATTGGAATCGCAACTTGACACCAATAACTTCGGTGTACTTAACCACATATTTGAGGAGAGGCTTCCAGAACTATTCAAGAAAAACAAGAAAGCTGTACGTGATGTTATAAAGCTCATTAAAGAGGATAAAAACCTTTCAGCACAGTTCGACTTTTATGAGAATATTAGGAATTATAAGGGAAAGATTACAGAAATGGTTGACCCAATACAGTTCCTGTCACAATTTAATGCTGTTGTAGAGAAGCATGGACTTATTAACAAAGATACTATTATAGAGTCAAACAAGAAGCTTAGGAAAGTACTGAAGGAGAATAACGTTGTTCCTACTGAATTCATCAGTGAGGAGACAATGAATCTGTATAATGCTGGTCATAATATCTTGGCTAAGAAACAAACTCTCAAGAACATGGCAATACTTACTGAGAGTGTTGATTTGGTTAAGAATTATATGAATAAGCATAAGGATGACAAAGTTAATGAGAGTGTTGACCCTCAGAAGTTGATAAACGAATTTGAGGAAAAATTGAAGGATACATTAACAGAATCTGAAATATCATTTGTGCAGCAGATTACAGATTGGAGAAGTCCTATTGCAGAGCAGAGAAAGGAGAAACTATTCAACAAGTTCAAGAACGAGTGTATAGATAAACTTAATGAAATGCTGAAAGAAGATGCTGGTAATGTGGAGCTTGAGGGGCTTAAGAAACAGCTTGAGGAACAGAAATTCAACAAGGATTCAATTGTTACTGATATAGCAAAATTACTTGAAATAAGGGATATACTCCTTGATAAATAATCAATAATGCAGTCACCAGTGGCTGCATTTTTTATACCCAATAATTTGTTTTTTTAACAAAAAATATATATCTTTGCACATATTTATCTTTATATAATATATTAAATCTTATGAAAAAGAGTTTTATTTATTTGATTATGAGCACCTTGTTATTTACAGGGTGTATGAACCACAGCCTTGATGATTTTCAAGTGCCAAACAATGGTGTTTCGAAAGATGAAATAGTAAAGAATGTACAGGATAGGTTTGGTATCACATTTGACCCAAACCATGATTGGTGTACGACATCTTCAAATGAAATTACCATAAAGGATATTCCTAGTGGTACTGAAAAGGTTCAGTTGCTTACTTATATCACTGAGACTGATACAACAACTTCAGTACTTGTATTGAATGAAGCAGAAGTAAATGGTAAAAATGTAATATCTTTATCATATGATGCTCCAGTTGATAATCTTGGTATTTACGTGTCATTCATATCGAATGGCTCGTGCAATATAAAGCAATTGACAGGTACAAATACAAGGGGTGTGAGAAGAGCATCAGTTGCTGATTATGTAATGCCAACTGAAACTCCAGTTATCACATCTACGGTAGAGTCATATGCGAGTCAAAGGGGTTGGCTTCCTGGTCAGGTATTGTATGAGCATGATATTCATGGAATGGAAGCAGTAGACTATTCTGATGAGTATAAATCTGTGTTCAGAGCAATCATTTTCTCTCATTTTAAAAACGGTAAAGAATATAACAACCTGCCACTTATACAAGAAAGCGGCCTTTATAATGAAAGTGTGTACAACCTTACAACAGGAGGCGAACCTATAATATTGTCCCCTGTATATAAGAGTGATAAGGCTACAAAATATGGTAATGAGGTTTGGAACTCAGACCTGTACTATTACTACTTCAAAGATGGCGCTATGAATGGAATGAGTAAAGAAGAATCAGTAGCATTCCTTAATAGTCTTCCTAAGTACAAGGCCATTGAGTTTAAACAGCACTTTGGTGAGAATGAGGATGATGTCATCAGCAAACGTGATGCTTATGCACTTGTATATTGGGGTGATGGAACACCAGAAGTCGGTACTATAGGCACTTATCAGTTCCCCGAAGGATATAAGATAGGTTTCATGGTACGTGCAAAGACCACTGCTGATGGCAAAAAGAAACAAGGTGAGCTATACGGTGATGGCAGACTGAACAACAACATTAATTTCTTCGGTAATTTCAAGACCCTGACCCTTGGTACTGATGGACCTCGTATGGGTTGGATTACTGTTAACGAAAAGATGCTTATGTGTCTTGAATCTGGTACTGATAGAGATTTCAATGACATAATCATCGAAGTTGAGGGCGGTGTTGAACCAATTGTTTATGTTCCTGAGTTTGATAACAACTATTATACATTCTGCTTTGAGGATAGACAGCTTGGTGATTATGATATGAATGATATCGTAATAAAGGCAACAAGAATTAATAGCACAACAGTTGAATATAGTATTGTTGCTTGTGGTGCAAATGATTTGTTAAAGGTTATGAACATTAACGGTAATGTCATAAATTCTTCAAAAGAAATTCACGAAATGTTTGGAGTATCAAATAAGACATTTATTAATACAAGAAAGGGTGATGAATTATTTGAACCAATAACAGAAATGGTTACTGTTAATGAGAACTTCAGTTTCTTGGATGAGGATACACAGCCATATATCTACAATGTTTCAGAAGGAAGGGTAATCAAATTGTCAAAGAAGGGAGAAGACCCACACGGAATAATGATTCCATATGATTTCAAGTACCCAATTGAACAGACTTGTATCAAAGACGCATACCCTGAGTTTAATTCATGGGGGCAAAATAGAATTACAAGCACATATTGGTATAAAAAGCCTAACGAGAATAGAGTATTCCAGTAATATTAAATGCAGTCAGGAATGGCTGCATTTTTTTTATTTACTCACCCTTGTTTTCTCGAATTTTTTTGTTATATTTTATTTGTAATACATAACAAAATGAAGAGATTAAACAAGGAATATAAATTAGATGTTTGTAATCATGTTTCACTAAAGTATGGAAGTGTAAACAAGGATAATCCACAGGTAGTGTACGTATCAGGAAAATGCTGGATATCTCCAACAGAAGAAATTGATTATGATTCTGCAATTAAGGAAGTTGAAAATGATATGAAAAAGAATATAAGAAATATTCTAGTTGATGGAGTTAATTTTGACAAAAGGTTTATTTTAGATTTTGACATTAGTACTGATGGGTTATTCCCCAAAAAAAAGAAATTTTTGTGTTTTGATTTCTATCTTAGACAAACTGAAAAAAACAAGAAAAAGCTGTCAGACCTGAAAGAGATATTGAGTAAAAAAGTTAGTACAATATCAAATAATATGGTATATATGTTCAAAGAAAATTGTTTTCTTGTTGAAAAGAAGAAATGAATGTTATATTTATAATAAAAAAAGATAGACTATGAAAATTATAAATATATCAGAAGACAAACATAAAGCAGTTATTAGAAAACTGTTTAAAGAAGAAATTCTTAATGGGCAAGACCCAGATAATCAGCATCCATTTGGTAGATTAGGCACAGACCAGGAAAACACTGAGGATGGTCATGGGGAGTCAATTGTAGGCAAACCAAATATAGATAAAACAACTTATGGTGAATATGGAGATAACCCTATTGGGTGGAATGATGATGAGCCTGAAGGATATGAGGAAGACATTGATTGGCAAAGAGACGATGTTACTGGTTTAGATAGTTATTATCCATCGGATTATGATTTGGGTATAAGATAAAAAAGCAGGATTATAATTCCTGCTTTTTTTATGAGTTAAGTATATTTTTAATTTTATTTATTTCGTTCAATAAATATCATTTAGACAAGTGTTTTTGACCTAATTTTTTAAAATGTTTTTAATTTTTTGTATTTTTTCATTAACTATATTTTTATCTGAGTTGACTGTGTTGACCTCAACATATTGTTGAAGCTCTTCTGCTTGTCCTACCCAAGCACCAGGAGTTGATGGGTCACTAACAACATCCCAACAAATCAATTCAAAATCATTACCTACAATGTATTGCCCAAGTTTCTGCTCTACAGAGCCAACACCTCTTGATGACACACCAATTTTGATACCGTTAAGAAGTAGATTAGCCATTTGGTCTCCACGAGTTGAAACAATACCATATTTTCTAAATCCATATGATGTATTAATCATACATTTTCCAACAAGAGTTCTACCTTCCCAGTGAAGTTCTGTAATATTAATTGCAATTCTATCAAGGTCAATTGTTGATTCTGCTGGGTGGTTTAATTCTCCTATTGCATTACTATCGTTAATTTTTTTCTGGTATAATTCAACTTGTTTTTTCAAAACTTCTTCTGGGTAAATTCTACCGTTTGCGTTCTTAATACCAAATTTCTGGAAAACTGCATCAACAATGAATGGATGCGGAACGTGCCACTCTCCATCAAGTCCCTCAGTTATTTTCTGTGGGTTTTTAACATACATATATCCGTCCCTCTCAATGAGTATACCATGTCCAGTCTTACCTTCCTTTATTATTTCAAGTTCTTTTTTCATTACTAGTAATATTTTTTATTATAAATATTTAGCTTCATTCAAATATTTATATTATGCACCACATATAAAAATATTTGGTTAAACTATTATTTTTCAATAGTTTCAAAAATTTTTTTATACTTGCGGTATATTTATAATTAAAAAATAATGCATTAAATTTTATTTCTAGATGAAGAATATTAGGAGCAAAGTTGTAAGAGAATCTTTACTTGACTACAACACACTCGCAAAATCTTTGCAGGAAAACACTGAAGGTGCAGTCAAGAATCTTTTAAGTGAGACTGTACGTGACACATATGCCAAGTTGCTTTCTGAGGACTTCAATGATAAGGAGTACGATGAAGATGACGTGGAAATGGATGGAGAGGTGGAAGATACTGCTGACGATGCTGATGTTAATCCTGCTGATGGAGGCGATATGTCTACGGATGGCGTAGATGACGCTGAGGCTGGTATGGAAGCTGGTTCTGAAGATGATGCAATGGACGCAGAAGGTGGCGAAGAGTTGCCTGCTGAAGAAGGTGCTGATGATGCAGAAGGGGCTGAAGGCGATGAATGGGCAGAATTTGACAAGTATAAGGTGTCTGATGATGAGTATGACTTCTCAAATGCGGAAGACGAGGAAATCGTAAAGGTTTACAAACTAATGAAGAATGATGACCAGATTCTCGTTCACAAGGACGATGATAAGGTTAAGATTCAGGACAATGAAACTGGAGCTGAGTACATAGTTGACCTTGGTGGTGACGGTGAGGCTGCTGGTGTTGCTGCTGTTGAACCTGGTGCTGAGGATGCTGATGCAATGGGTGACGAAATGGCTGATGACGGGGCAGAATCATTTGGCGACGAAGGTAACGACATGGGTGATGATTTCAGTGATGAAGATGACTTTAATAACGTAGATGATATGAAAGAATCAACAGAAAGAATGTTTGAGCTTGTATTGGAATATGACTCAAACGTAGGATACACTGACAATTATCAGAACAAGGACGTTATGACTACACCAGGTATGTCAGAGCCAGGAAAGAATGTAAACGACTGGGACGCAGGCGTACCAAAGGGTAAGTCAAAACCTTGGTCTGGAAAGAAAGGTGACAAGAAAGAAAATCAGCCTTTCGACGCAGAAAAGGGTAAGACAGTTGAGGAAGGTACAGTTAATGAGTTGAAGACAAATGCTGAACATTCAGCAAATATTGGAAGCACATCAAGAACTGACGGCCCTAACAACCCAAGAGCACGTAAGGGACGTAGTTTCCACACAGCACAGAACGGTCAGGAGACTGGTACTGGTGACAACGCTTATAAGGGCGGTGGTAATAATGTAGAAGTTGATGTTAAGGTTGAGAATACCTTGAAGAAGATTAACAAGACTCTTCAGGAGAACAAGGAACTCAAGGAGACTTTGACAACTGTAATGGCATCACTTAAGGAAGCTGCTGTGACAAACCACAACCTTGCACAGATAATAAAGCTTATCTCTGAGAACTCAACCACTCAGGAAGAGAAGAAGGAGATTATCAGTAGGTTTGCAAACGAGGCTAAGACCATCGATGCTTCAAAGACCCTTTATGAGTCATTGAGCCGTGACCTACAGAAAACTAAGAAAATGAACATCACTGAGGGTAACCTTTCAGTAGAGAGTTCAAAGAAAATCAACGAGACACCCATCTATAAGTCACAGGACATTTTGGAATCTCTTGATTTAATGCACAGAATGATGAGATAATCTAAACTTTTCAGAATTTGTGTATATTTATATAAAAAATAATTAAAACGTAAATAAATTTCTTATATGAAAGAATTTTTATCTAGTGGTGTAGTTGGTAACATCGAGTACAACGCACAGAAACAGATACGTGAGAGCATTCAGAACCGTTGGGACCAGCTCGGCTTCACTGAGGGTCTTCCAGCAGGTATCAAAGAGAATGTTGCTACATTGTATGAGAACGAGGCTAAGCACTTGATTTACGAGGCTACAGCTTCTGACAATAGCGGTTCATTCGAGACTGTGGTATTCCCTATCATCCGTAGGGTATTCAGCAGACTTCTTGCTAATGATATCGTATCAGTACAGGCTATGAACCTTCCAGTTGGTAAGTTGTTCTTCATCCTCCCTGTTACTTCAGAGAGAGAGTGGAGTCTTCCAGAGGATGCAACAGGTGCAACTCCTGGTGACATCATCGACGGTACAACTGGTAGACACCTTGGTCTTATGGGCTATGACAGAGTTAACCGTAACAAGGAAGGACGTGTTGAGCCACGTTACTATCTCCCAGATGAGACAGTTAATGAGCTTCAGAAGAATAAGTGGTACATTCCACAGTTGAACGAGACTGTTGCTGATGCTACAGATTTCGAGGCTGCTAAGGCACGTGCTGCTGCTGAGGAACTTAACGTAACTGCTCTTCGTGAGGCAGGTCCTGAGGTAACTCAGTACTTCCAGAAGACTCTTTATGACCTCTTCTACAATGACTTCCTTTATGACAACTCTAAGGGTAAGGTAACTATCAAGGTTGGTGAGGCTATTCCAGTATTCTTGACCCCTGGTGGTGTTCGTCCTTTCGGTGGCGACAATCTTAACGCTTATTTCAAGAGTGGTTTTGATGGAACAGTTAGAAACATTATCCTTGAGATTGATGGTTTCTCTTCATTCAACGCTAGCAAGTTGACAGGTCCTGATGGAAACGAGATGGATACTGAAGAGTTCCTTGCTTCATTGAAGGTTATTACTCAGAAGGAGTTCGCTGCTGCAAACGTTCCTGGTTCAGAGTCTGTTAAGACTGCTGCTTTCAGAAAGTTTGAGTCAGTTCCATTCAGAGTTGTTACTCAGAAGTATGGTAAGGGTATCGTAGAGTACGGTGCTGCTTGCGACGCTGAGGGTAAGATGTATATCGAGCTTGACCTTGCTAAGCCAGTTGTTCAGCAGGCTGGTACAATCGACGGATACGTTGGTGTTGACGCTGCTGCACTTGACGCTGCAATCACTCCAGATGACCCAGCAGCAACTAAGGAAGCTATGAAGGGTCTCTTCAAGATTGCTTGGGCACAGTACGACTCACTTGAGCTTGAGACCGAAATCGGTGAGGTTAGCTTCAAGCTTGATTCAGTTACTGTATCAGTTGTAGAAAGAAAGCTTCGTGCTACCTGGTCTCCAGAGCTTGCACAGGACGTTTCTGCATTCCACAACATCGACGCAGAGGCTGAGTTGACAGCTATCCTTTCAGAGCAGATTGCTGCTGAAATTGACCGTGAGATTCTTCGTGACCTTAGAAAGGGAGCACCTTGGCAGGCACGTTGGGATGTCAATGGTTGGAGAAGAATGGCTGCATTCTCTACAAACTACACTCAGAAGGACTGGAATCAGGAGCTTATGACTAAGATTAACCAGATTTCTGCACAGATTCACAAGTCTACACTTCGTGGTGGTGCTAACTTCATTGTAGTATCTTCAGAGATTTCTGCATTGTTCGATAACCTTGAGTACTTCCACGTTTCAGACGCAAGTGCTGAGTCAGACCAGTACAACATGGGTATTGAGAAGATTGGTTCACTTAGCGGACGTTACACTGTATATCGTGACCCATATTCTCCACACTGGTCAATCATCATTGGTCACAAGGGTAAGTCACTTCTTGACACTGGTTACATCTATGCACCATACGTGCCAATGCAGTTGACTCCTACAATGTACAACCCATTCAACTTCGCACCAGTAAAGGGTATCATGACCCGTTACGCTAAGAAGATGGTAAATAATCGCTATTATGGCCATGTTCGTGTTGACGGTCTTGTACACTGGTCAATCAATGAGTTCAGATAAACCGAACAAACTAAAACTAAATATTAAACCCTGGACACTAGGTGTCTGGGGTTTTTTATTTATTCTTGATATTTATAAGAAAAAAGTTATATTTTATGGCAAAGAAATTAATAAGATTAACAGAAAATGACATTCATAGAATCGTGAAAGCATCTGTCAATAAAATATTGCGTGAAAGATATGAAGGTTTTGATGATGACTTCGATGAAGACGATGAGAATGATGAGCTTGCTGCTGCTGGGGCAACTGGAGGAGCAACACCAGAACAGATACAAGGTTGGGAAGAAGACCTTTGGATTAATATCAATAAGACGTTCCAAAATGCAAATTACCTATTCAACAAGACACGTGATAAAAGGTTTGCTAAAATATCAGAGGCTATTTCCAATGCATTCGAATTGTTTCCATCCAATGCTGATAGAATATATATGAAAATAGATTACGACCCAAATGCTGGATATGGTGGATAATATTGATAAAATAATAAGAGAAAGTATAACACTCTTTACAATAATGACACCACAAGAGATAGATTCTTGATATTTATAAGAAAAAAGTTATATTTTATATGCAATACTTCTATATAAAGCAGGGCAGCACATTACCAACACTTCGTATGGAATTAATTGAAGATGGAAGGCACGATTTCAATAAGTTCCACGAATGTATCCAAGCTGCTGATATTACATTTACAATGACAAATATTGACACCAATGTTGTTAAGGTGGCAAAAAACAAAGCATACATAAAGCTCCGTGAGAATGATGACTGTACGGAACAATATGTCATTTGTTATGACTGGAAAGAACGTGATACTAAGGAAGCTGGTAGTTTCAAGGGGGTGTTTGAGATTACATTTAATGGTAGTATAAAAAATGACTCATATACATATCCAAATGGTATACTAAACATGCCAATAAGAGAGGAATTACTTATTACTGTACTGCCTAAATAATTATGTAAATTATTATTGTTATGAGAGTAGAACCAATTTTTAAACCTGGTGACTATATTATTAATAGGTCTAGTGATGATATGGCAATAATTGATAAGGTTACTCCTAAAAATTATTACCATTTTAAAGAATATTATGGTGGAATGTTTCACGAGTTGAAAAATGTAAGTGATAAAAGTTATGACCTTCAGGTAAACTATCAGAAATTCTTTGACTTATGTACTGAAGAGGAAAAGAAAAAATTAGACGAAATTATAAAAAATGAAAAAAATAGTAAGACTGACTGAGAACGATATACGTAGCATGGTAACAGAAATAATTGCCAATATACGTGAATCGTCTGGCGCTAAAGTTGTTTATCATTGTGGAGACTTCATAAAAGAAAGATACTTTGTTGATGTAATATGGTTTAGCTCTACACCAATAAAATATTTTGGTGAACCACACTCATATGAGGTTGTAATAAATAATCCGTTAGTTATAAATGCAAACGGTGCTGGGTGGTCTGATAAACTATGGTGGGAATGCTGTAAACCATCTGGTGAGCCAAGTGTTCCAGCAGATGACCCAAATCTTACATCAAAAGCTCCTTCTTTCATATGGAAACTTGCCCAAGAATCAAAACACGAAATAGAATATGGTGACATACCATATATTGTAAAAAAAATGTATGACAAAGGAGAAGTGAATTATGATGGAGTAATATTAAGGAGTATTGGAGAGACACCAACAGAAAATATAATTACAGATGATTACGTTGTTTTTAATTTAAATCAAGTAAAATTAATAAAATAAAAGAGGGATAGTAAAATCTATTCCTTTTTTTATTATGCTTTTGGTTTGGAAAAAATATTTATAGTAAATTACGTAATTAAATATTTAAAAAAATATGGCAAAAAAACAATTTATAAGACATTTGGAGTTTTATGGTTACCCAGACCAGAACGGATATACTAGTAGCATTGCTGGTAGTGATGTTGATTTGTCTGAAATTATCAAGAAAAATAAAGAACAGGACGAGAAAGACAAAGTACATGATGATGAAATCAATGGTATAGAGGAGGAACTTGTTGAACTTTCTGGTACTGTTGAATCAATGATAGAAGTTCAGACAGAAATCAATAAGGCATTTGCTGAGGAACTTAGCGGATTAACACTTGAAAATGCAGAACAGAATGAGAATATCACCGCTTTGTCAGGTGATGTTAAAGATGCTCTTTGTGGAGTAAGGCTTCTTGGTGAAGAGATTGATGATGTACAGGAAAGTCTTGATGAATTATCAGGAAAAGTTGAAACACTTAGTGCAGACACGTTTGCTGGTATTGAAGAGGCTAAACACATGGTAAATGAATATAGTGGATATGCTGATAATACATTTGCCAAAAAGAGTGATGTTCCAACACACGAAGAAATAGAAGAACTTCTAGAGGAATATGCAACTGAGGAATGGGTAGTTGAACAGGGGTATCTTACATATGAGTCTGGAGATACAAGATATGCAAAGAAAGATACTGTAGATGCTCTTTCAGATATGGTTAATAATGTAGCAACAGACCTTGGGAGTAAAATTTATTCATTAAGTGGAAACCTTGAGACATATAAGTCTAACAATGACGCAAGAATGGGTATTCTTGAGACAAATTTTGCGACACTTAGTGGCAACGTAACAAGCCGTGTTGATAATGTTGAGGAAGATATTGAAGCCCTTAGAACAAAAGTTAATAGGAACACAGAGGATATTCTTTCAATTAACCAGGTACTTCCTACAAAGGCTGATAAGAGCGAGGTTGCAAATCTTGATGTAAGAATTGACACACTTGACGATAAACTTGAAAGTAAGGTTAATGTTGAAGACTTTGCTAATTATAAAGTTCAGGTTAATCAAAATCTAAATAACCTTGATGATAAGAAAGCTGACAAGAGAGACCTTAATGCAGCTAATGATAGAATAGATGCTACAAATTCTAGAATTGATGAAGAAATCGCAAACAGAATCTCAGGAGACGAAACACTTCAAAATAATATAGATACTATAGGTAATAATATCGTTGATATTAGAGACGAAGCTGCAAGATATGAATCAAGAATTGAGATTCTTGAGAATGGTCTTGAACAGGAAATAGCTGACAGAACCCAGGGGGACATTGGCCTCATAGGTAATGAAACAGATGCACTTGATGCTGACACAATTTGGGGTGCAAAGAACTTTGCAAAGAACCAGAAGAGACTTGCTGTGCAGGAGGCAAAAGATAATACTATCCAGGAGATTTCAAATCTCAGCACTGAGCTTGAAAGCCAGTTCAATAGTATTGAGCAGGAATTAACGGCAAAGGCTGATAAAACCTATGTGGATAACAAAGACAATGAGTTAAAAACAGACCTTCGTACTGAAATAGCTTCAGCAATACAGACAGAAACTAATAGAGCAGAACACAGCGAGACAGAGCTTCTTAGGGCAGTAAGAGAAAACACTAGGGCTATTGCAGACAATAAGACATTAATTAACCATAATTCAGGCAGAATTAACACAATAACAGCTTGGGATGGCGAAGACTCTGCAAACTATGATGATAGCGGTAATGGAATTCTTGACGTTCTTCATAGAGAACTGCATAACCTTATGGACACATTAACACAAAAAGGTATATTACCATAAACAAAATAAAATGAGGTAGAAACCAATCTACCTCATTTTTTATTAATTAATCATTAATACATTTTTTAGCGCTAGTTTATTATCAACCTCATCAAAAGTTTCACCGAATCTAAAGAAAATTCTACCATCTTCTGGATATTCTTCATAGTCATCAACATTTTCCCACGCTAATGCAATTATTCCATCAGTACAATCTTGGAATCCAAAGCAGCAGTTATTCTGAATTAAGTCAAGCTTTATTTTCATTTTAACAATGTGTACCTCTGTTACATATTCTTCCTTTGGTGAAAGATTGTTTACAAGACAGCATGGCTTTTGCTCGAAGTCTTCGCCCCAAAATTCATCTATATTATTTGTAAATATAAACTCATATCTGTAGTACCCATCAGACTCTTCTCCTATTAACTTGATAAACCCAAGTCTAATATCTTCATCAAGTTCTTCTTCATTATCTTTAATGAATTGTTCTGTAATTTCCATTAGTTATTTAAATGTTGTTTAGTTATTTACATTCCGCAACCTGGTCTTGGATACCATATATCGACACCATAGTTTTTACCTTCTTTTTTTGCTTGCTTCCTTAATGCTTCGATTTCTTTTATTTTATCCTTGTAATTTTTTCTTTCTGGCTTCCATTTCTTTACAAGGTTTCTCCTAAGCATAAACAGATTCCACCACATCTTGATGTTAAAAATAAACTTCAATGTCATTTTGAATTTTTGCCACTTAGTTATTACGCCATAATCTTCACATTTTTGATAAGCAAGTTCACGATTCATGCCATAAGAAGCCCTTGTCAATACTTGAATAATCCTTTTCTGTTCCTCAAGACTTGACATTTTAACTGGATGGAGGAACTCACTTAAGTTTCCATGATTCATCATTGCAGCCTCTTCATCCTTCATACCTATGTAAGATTTTCTCTGTAATTCTTCTGATTCTCTTCTTTTTGTGGCATCCATAAACATTGATTTATATCCTTCATAATCATATGGTAGATTGGATATTTCCCAGTAACTAAGAAAACCTTTAATTCCGTTGTTGTATATATTTTTATCTATCGCCATATTATTCTTTCTTTAATTCTTCTGTTACATTAACTGGATGTATTTTAGGATATTTAATATTCCACAATTTATCATCAATTTCTTTCTTTTTGTTTTTATAAAAATCATAATTCTCAATAAGTTTATTCAACTCATCACTATTGGTTCTATCTCCATCATTCATTCTAAGTCTTAACAGAATTTTTTCTTCAATGGTTCTCATATTCCTTTCGCAGGCTGATAAATCATCTGATAGCTCGGAGTCATCTGGGTCTTGTAATTGTTCAAAAATATCTTTACTTTTACCACCTTTATCGAGACGTTTTAATATTTCATCAAGTTTTCCTTCTTTATCCATTTTGATAATCTCTTTTGCTACTTTGAGACTTTCGTCAGAATATTTTATGTTTGACCTTTTACTTTTACCGTTTTCATCTTTGTCTGGAAAACTGTCTGCTATTTCCTTGCTAATTTTAAACCTTTTCCTTGCGTCTTCCAGTTCACCCATGAATTCAGATTTCTTCACAGCCTCAATCATTTCATGGTCTGTAAGAGCTGCTTTAGCTTCTTGGTCGGATATTTTGTTCTTTCCAATCATATAGGAAATTTCACCATTTTCGAACACATAAGTAACCACACAGCCATCTACTAATTCGTATTCGATACTTTTAATTCTTTTTTCATCTAGATTGATATTCATAATTTTATTTGTTTTTTTCACTAACAATTATATTGTCTATTATTTCTTGTTTACCCCTTACTTTATCAAACATTTCTTTATAAAATGTATTAGAAAACACTTGATAGTAAATAGTTACGTCCTTTTTTTGATTAAGTCTATGTATTCTATCCTCTGCCTGTAGGTTATCTCCTGATACCCAACTGAAGCTATTGAATATTGCAACCTTACTTGCCACAAGGGTAAGTCCAACGCCAGCGCTTTGTATGTTACCGATGAATACCTTAATACTAGGGTTATTTTGGAACTCTTCTACTGATTTGTTCTTTTTCTTTGCAAGCATCTTGCCGTTATGTACAACGCATATGTCTTTAAATGCTTCTTTAATCGTGTTAAGTTCCTCATCAAATGAACAGAATATAACTACCTTATGACCAAGGTCAACACATTTCTGTGCCAGGTCGATTGTCTTTGATGTCATGGCATTTGCAAGCCACTGTCTCATCATGATACCTTCGGTAATTTTCCTGTATTTTTCAAGGTCTGCTGGATTCTTCTCAAGTTTTGCTTCAGTATATTCATTCCATACATTCATGTAACTAATCCTTTCCTCTGGTGTAAGGTCATAACTGAGAACCTTAACTGTTTTCTTTGTAAGATTCAGGTCATTCTTATCACGCCTCAGATAGAATGGCTTTATTACCTCCTGTAATTCATCCAGGTGAGAAGCACCGTCAGTTACCCAAATTTTCTTACATTTTTTATCCAGTATTTCGTCAAGTTCTTTTTTCTCTTCATCAGTAAGGTCATACCAAGAGTTTTTTTTCTTATTTTTACAGAATATGTGCGAATGTGCATCACGTTCTTTCCTATTATAGAAGAATTTACCATCACAATACCTTTCTACATATTCTTTCCAATCTCTTGATAATGGAGCGTCTATTAATTTCAGTAGATTAAAAAAGTTGATTGGTCTATTGGTAATAGGTGTGCCAGTAAGTTCGTAGATGCCAGTAGGGTTAGACCTTTTAACCAGGTCAGACATAATCTTGTAAATTCCACTGGTAGTATTAGAAAGCCTGTGCGCCTCATCGATAATGAAAAGGTCAAATTGAGACTGGAACAACTGGCTGTTATCCATTGCCTCGTTTATAACAGCTTTCTTTCTTGACACCCTCTCTTTTTCCTTTGTAACCTTTGTTACTTTTCCGTCTTCCAGTTCAAGCCTTGTTTCCTTAACTGTTTCAGTAGGTACTTCGTAGAAATTCTTAAGAATATCATAGTTGATAATAGTAAACCTATTCTCTTTCCATTTACCGCCTTCAACGATTGTAACATCATCTTCATCTACATACTGTAGAAGTTCTTTCTTCCAGGTTAACTTAACTGATGCTGGACAAATAATTAGAACTTTCTTGTAGTCATCCTCAAGTGCAGAAACAATAGCAGAGGTCGTTTTTCCAAAGCCCATGACATCTGCGAGAATAGCCTTCTTTTTGCTTGTAAGGAACTTTACCGCATCTTCTTGATGTGGATAAAGGTAACGTCCTGAACGCTCGTTATAGACGCTAAAATCAATTTCTTTAGTATCCCAAGGTTCTGACAGGAAATCAGTAAGTACTGCTTTCTTTGGTGCAAACACCTCAACAGCCTTATCCTGTGACTTTCTATATACGCAATAAAAATGGTAATGCAAGTCAGTCTCTCCCAAGAACCAAGTTATCTTCAGTTTCCTGGGAGGGAACTCAATACCCCACTCTTCCATCATCTTATCTCCCCACCAATCAGCAATTTTAACAAGCTTGTTTATTTCTTGTGGCGCTCTATCATGATTATGCAGTACATAACCAATTTCTGAGTCTTTCATACCCCTGAGTTTGTACGCATATACAATATTCTTCAGGTTGATGATTAATGGGTTTTCACCTGAGTATTCTTTTAACAGTTTGTAAGCTGTATCTATTTTTTCTAATGGTAATGCCATATCTTATATTTTATACCCTGTATAAAATATAAGATATTTACTAGTAAAATAAATGGGTTAGAAGCAATTTTTTTATATTTGATTAAATATTTATATTTATAAAGAAAATTGTGTATGAAACAGATAATTAGATTAACTGAAAGCGACTTACATAGACTTGTTAAAGAATCTGTAAAAATGGTACTTAACGAAGGACTGACTCCTGTGTTTAAAAGGATTGCCAAGAGGCATGGTGGCGTAAAGTGGGTTGATAAAAGATATCAATTCGACAAACTAGAATTTCCTAACTATGGCTGGGATTATTTCTTTGAAGCAAAGACTGGTGATATTCCATATAGACTACTTCAATTTGCAGACAGAGTTATGGAATTTAACGATGGCAAAACATTATATGCGATAAAGCCACAATACCATAACAATGAACAGATAAAGCAGATGCTTAAGTCTAGTGAAGAACTTGCTGATTTGAGAACAGCTGAAGGTGGATTTAAGCCTGGAACTGTTACAAACTATTCACACCGTGATGATTGGGGAGACCCAACAAAAGAGAAGCTGACGGCAGATGGCATGAGGCAATGGCAGCACAAAAAGGGTAGAGGAAAAACACCAGCAGACCCATCAAGAATTAATAAAGAATTTAGAGATGAACACGATATATCACAAACTGGAGATTATGACAACTATGTTATAAATTTCCTCTGTGATAAATTCAACGGTTTATATGTAGACTATCATATAGCAGTACCAACGCCAGAAAGCGGTAGGTGGGGAGAAGAAGCATATAAAATAGTAGAAGAATTCAAGAAATATGGATATGGATGGGATGAATCGTTCGGAAATAGCGACATTGAATATGCATATGACTGGGCAGATGAAAGGACTAAGAAAAGATTCAATCCAGATATAGATTATATGGGATTCGAGAAAGGAAAATCAAGAGCATACATGGAGTGGGATGACCCAGGTGCTTTCGGATATGGTCCATCTAACCCTTATGGTTCATTTGAATCTTCTAAGATGAAAGATGTACCAAAGATAGGTACTAGCGAATTTATGAAGCAGAACGGACAACAGTAATATTAATGAGTGAATCGATGAGGTTCACTCATTTTTATTTGTAATTATCTGATATTTATAAGAAATAATAGTGTTCACTGATGAAGACCATAAAGATAAACGAGTCACAGAAGAGAAGATTATTCGAAACATACACAGAAGGTTTCTCATTTGAAACACTGTCAGTAATTGGAAGGGGACAGTTCTCCGACGATGAAAACAGTGAGGCGCAATATCAGTATTGTGTCAAATATCTTGGTGAACCTTTGTCTGAAGGTAGTTCTAGATATGTATTCCAGTTAGATGACAATTTCGTGTTAAAGCTGGCTTATGGATATGAAGGTTTTATGCAAAACGAAAATGAAATTAAATCTTTTGAACAAATAGACTCTAAACTTTTAACAAGAATTATATATTATGACGATTATTGTTCATTTATAGTCAGTGAGCAAGTGTTGCCAGCTCAAGAAGAGGATTTTGAAAAAATAATTGGAATACCATACTATGACCGTTATATTCAACAATCAACGTCTAGAAAAGATACTTCATCACCTAATGGAGGGGACATAACTGTAGGTTTTGATAAGTATTTTAATAATATCATACCACGTGGTACAGAGGAAAAATATTGTGTATATGACATATTATGCTATATCCAGTATTCACGTGAGGTTAGAGAAGAATATGAACGCATAATTAAAAACAATTGGTGGTTTAGTGAGATAAGACGATTAGTAAATAATTATAAAATCCATGATTTGTATATGGGTAATTTTGGAATTACCTACAGAAATAATGAACCAATACTAGTTATACTTGATAGCGGTATTAGCGGAGAAGAAGAATATTAACTATGGCAGAAATAACATTTAACGGAAGCAAGACAAGAAGAGTGCCAATCAACAGGAATTCCTTGTTCTATGACAAGGATTCATTCAATGTTGAAATGGAAATTGGCAAAAACTACATAGAGCAGGATATGGGACAGGCTATCGTGCTGTACCAGGTGGACGCATCGAAGACGCAGACAGACGCTGTGTACGGTGAGTCAACGCCTGGGTCAATCACGTACAAGACACCTGTTGAAATACCTTGTGTCTATAAAATAGAAGCACCAGAGCTTAAATCATATGACAAGGATAAACAGCTTGGTACTTACGTTAAGGTTGGCAAATTATCTGTTGGTGTTTATGAGGAAACACTTGCTGAGTTAGGTGTTGATATAAAAAAAGGTGACTACCTTGGAATTCAAGTGGACCCGACCAGAATGGTATTTTTTGTGGTTAATAATGATGGTAGAAACAACACTGACAATGCCCACACATTATGGGGTACGATTCCATTGTTCAGGAGTATCTCTGCTAGCCCCGTTGATAATAGTGAATTCCAAGCATAAAAAAGTATAAGTTTTATCGTTTAAGTGATATTTATATTTAAAGGATAAAACAAATACTATGGGAAAGAAAAAATTAACAACAGAAACATTTACAGAAAAAGCTAGAAAAATTCACGGAAATAAATATGATTATTCAAAGGTAGAATATGTTAACAATCATACGAAAGTTTGTATAATATGTCCAGAACACGGTGAGTTTTCAATGAGACCTAACGACCACCTTAATGGTCAAGGATGTCCTAAATGTGGAAACATTAACAAAAAAGTTAAGCAACTTTTTTCAGTAGAAGATTTTGTTAGAAAAGCTAGGGAATTACATGGGGATAAATATGATTATTCTAAAGTGCTGTACAATGGAATGAATAAACCTGTGTGTATTATATGTTCAGAGCATGGTGAATTTTGGCAAACACCAGCAAATCATCTGAGTGGAAAAAAATGTTTAAAATGTTCTATACTAGAACGTTCATCCAAAAGAAAGTACACTAAAGAAGAATTTATTAAAAAAGCTAGAGAAATTCATGGCGATTATTATGATTATTCTAAAGTAGATTATGTTAAATGTAGCTCAAAAATATGCATCATTTGTCCAGAGCATGGAGAGTTCTGGCAAACACCAAATAAACATTTGCAAGGTCAAGGATGTTTTGAGTGTTCTAAAATAATGAATTCAAACGAATCTAGATTATTTAGACTTCTAGAAAATAGGTATAAAAGTGTAATTAGGCAATATTATAACAAAGAGATTTTTGGGAGAAAGACTTTAGATATATTTTTACCAAACTATAACATTGGTGTAGAATATCAAGGAAGCCAGCATTTTAAACCAATAAAGATGTTCGGAGGGTATAATGGGTTTTTAGAATTGAGTAAAAGAGATATAGAAAAATATGAAGAATGTAAAAATAACGGAATAAAATTATTTTACTTTACTTTTGATAGGAAAACAATACCAGATAATTACATTGATAAGGTCTATTATTCTTTTGACCTATTATGTAGCGAAATTGATATTTATATAAAAAATAAAGAAAATGGTTTATAAAAGTTTTATAGATAAATTTGTGACAATTATTTCTGGTTCTAAAACAAATACTGGACTGAATCCAATTTCAACACTTGTATACGGATACAATGGCATTGTGTCAAGGTCTCTTTTGTATTTTAGTTTAGATGGTCTTAAGAAACAAATTGAAGATGGGCTGATGGTTGATAAGTCTAAAATGAAGCATACGTTGCATATAACTAATGCTGGCTCAATAGATTTCACTCAAGTTCATGATAAACGCACAAGTGATATTAACAATAATGAAACTGTTCGTGCTACTAGTTTTGACCTTATATTTTTTCTCATACCTAAGCCATTTGATAGAGGAAAGGGGTTTGATTATTCAAAAAATTATTTCAACATTGATTTTTACTCAAAAAAAGCTATAGATGCAACTAGACTGCATTCAGAAGACGGTTGTAACTGGTTTCAGAGAATGAATGGTCTTCCTTGGGATAATGGAGAAAAAGATGAACTAGATAACGATATTAGGGAACAGATTATAGAGGATTATCTTCAAGAACATGACGTTGAATCTGTTGACGACTTGACGGATGAACAGAAGAAAGAACTTGAACAGATACTTGAGGACGCAAGAGAGCCTAAATATGCCCCTGGAGTATATTCCAACGAAAAACTGTCAAAGGAATATGACAAATTCTCTGCTGGGGAAGAATCTATTGTCATTGGAAGGCAGCACTTCGATGTAGGTAATGAAAACATCAATCTTGATATTACTAATGTTGTTAATAAAATGCTTGATGGGGATATAGAAAATAACGGTATTGGAATTGCATTTTCTCCATTATTAGAAATAACTGAAAGTAAATATGAGAATTTTTATTCTCAACTTACTGATAAGACAAATACTTTCTTCGAACCATTTGTGGAGACAAGATACGATGATGTTGTATCAGATGACAGGTCTAACTTCGTTCTTGGGAAGAGAAACAGATTGTATCTATATTGTACCGTAGGTGACCACCTTGAAGACTTGTCACTTAATCCTACAGTGACAATAAGGAATGGAGACGGTGAAATTATAAGGGACGCTACAGGAAGGGAAATGACGTGGATAATGTCAAAGAGGCAGGCTAAGGGTATATACTACATTGACTTTAAGCTCTCTAGAAGCGATTTTGAGCCTGATACGATGCTTTATGATACTTGGACTAATATCCAGTACCAGGGAACACTTCTCGACGATGTGGAGCTTGATTTCGTTATTAAACAATCATCCAATTTCTTCAATATAGGAAATTCACTGTCAACAACAGATATTACATTCAATCCTGTAATCTACGGGATAAAAGAGAGGGAACAAATAAAGAGGGGTGATATAAGGAAATTAGTCATCCAGGCAAAACCTAGTTATACCAATAACACAGCACAACTTATTGATACAATGGATTTGAGGTTGTATGTGAAGGATGGTACAAGAGAGATTGACGTGTTTGAATGGGATAGGGTCAATAAGGCTAATCTTGAGAATTTCTATATGGTAGATACAAATATACTAATACCTCAGAGGTATTTCGTTGATATAAGGATTAAATATGGTATGAACTCAATAATACATCATGATGTTCTTTCATTTGACATTGTGGATGACTTAAATAATAAATATGCATAAAAGGTGGGACTCGAACCCCACCTTTTTTATTTGCTTTCGCACAATTTTACCTTTTGCCTATCAATCAAGTTAATAATACTCTGTTGGTCTTCCTTTGAGAGAATTGATGCTGGGTTGATTTTCTCAATTCTTGTAATTTCAAGAAATTCAATAGTCCAACCATCTTCATAATAGTCTTTAACCAACTTCTTAAGTGCAGCTCTCAATGGCTTCTTACCATCACCAATTACATCGATTTCCTTCACCCCAGCATCACAGTGTACATCCCATGTGCCTTTTTTTATTGCTTTATACTTTACTTTATAATTCATAAATAATACAAATTATTATAGTTAAATTCCTCAATTCTGTTTGGATTTGATATGTAGTTAGCCATAGCATCTGGCACTTCTTTCAGCGAATATTTGCCAATACAGTCAGCAAGTGCATTTGCAAAATCCTGGTTCATCATTTCTATCTCAGGTCTCAATATCCCATCAAACCCACAATCCATTGCTTCCTGAAGCTCAGATATAATCATTCCACTGAAAAGTCCGTGAAGCTTGTATTTTTTTGCAAATTCAACAGCATAGCACCATATACCGATACAAGTATGATTTCTCAATATATCTACATGTGACGGATTAATAATGAGTCTTCCGAACTGGTCAATGCCATTTGCATAGTTCTTGTTCTTTCTTGGGGCATACAAGCCACCAGGATAACCATGACCAAGCATTGTTATTACCTTATCGTTGTGCTGTTCACCAGATATAAACCTTCTTATAGCACTATTAGTTAATGTTTCATCAGCAACGATTGGTTCTCCATAACCAGAATATAGTGCTTTCAAGAATCTGGTAGAGTTATCGTTTGGATGAATTATAATACTTTCATTTACCAAGTCCATAATCCCATGTTATTATTAGAAAAACATTGATGGCATTCCGTTGTATCATAATTGAAACACATAATTCCACTTTTTAAAGTCACAGATAGATACAGAATGGATAGTGCCAGTATTATGTAAATTATAACTATTTTCTTCATAGTGCAAATTTACATAAAAAAATCGGGATAACAAAGCATTATCCCGATTATTTAACATTTTTTATATATTACCATGTCATTTTGTCCATTTTCTCAAGCAACTGAAGCAGCATGTTGAAGCCAACTGCTTGCATTGGGTCAGAACCATTTGCTGAACCTCCGTTGACAATAATCTTTGGTACAAGGTCTGTCTTAGCATTGGCAAACTCGTGGGCAATTCCAACCATCATATCCTTGTGAATCTTAGCCTTCTGTTCTGGAGTAAGACCAGCACGTACCTTTGCAGCAGCAATTGCAGCCTCAGCTTCACCCTCAGCACGAACCTTTCGTGCAACCTGCTCAGCCTTTTCAGCCTCAAGTTTTGCAACCTCAAACTCCTGTTGTGCCTTTGTCACGGCTACAGCCTTCTCCTTCTCCTGTGACCACTTAGCCTTCTCTGCATCAGCCTTACCCTGCTCAGTAATCAGCACCGTTTTCTGAATTGCCTCAAGAGACTTTGTCTTTGCGGTAACAACTGCAAGGTTAGCTTGCTTCTGTGCGTCAATCTGGTCTTGTGTTGCCTTATCGTACTTAATGTCTGTGATTGATACTAGGTTACATGTAATACCATATTGCTTGAAAGGACTCTTCTCTTGTCGCAGGTAATTTCCGTTTTTATCGACTAGAATTTCAGCCTTTGAAACAGTTTCAGTATCTCCTGTCAGTTCATTAATTACCTCAATCTTCTTACTCTTGGTCTTGTATACTCCATCGTTAAGCTGGTCGGTAATATATTGAATAAGGTCGGTACGTGTCTCTGATACGGACTCAAGAGAGGACATAAGCGGTCCGCAGGAAGTTACTACCTTGTACAATGTTGGTTTAATAAGTGTGGAGATAAGTGCATCTTGACTACCAAATTCCTGTTGAATCTTTGCCATGTGTGCAAAATCGGTAGGAAGTACAACACGAAGTGAACCAACAATAAATCCACGACCCCTATCGTTAAACGTCACAGCAGCAGCCTGGTTATCACCAACGCCAACGTACCCTTCATCGTTTTTCTCAACACCAGTAAACTCAACCTGGGTCGTTTTGGAATACTCATAGACATTACCCCACCACTGAAGCTTAGCGCCACCATCAGTCCAGACCTCATAAGTACCAGTCATTGGGAACTGACAAACATAGTTCTTAGACCTGTCACAGTCCTCGAAAACACCTCCTGCTACAAAAAGCACTACAAACAGCGCAATAATAGCAACGATACCCAACAGTCCCTTCTTGGGGACATTCAATGCATTACTTTCTCTCATTTCTTTACTGTTTTAAATGTTAATGAATTAATTAATCCTGTTTTAATAACCATTAATAGGTTTTGTACTCTTCAAGGTCAGACACATCTACTCCAGCCTCTACAAGGGCATCATAAACATCATCTGGGTCAACCCACTCGCAAATGTGTTCTGCACTGCCTTCAGCTTCAAGTGCTGCGCACTTAAATGTGGCTTTCAAAATCTCAACAATTTTGTCGTTCATAATTTTTTATTTTTAAAATGTTAATAATGTGAATTACTCTCTACACGAAGAAATAATAGAACGGGATGAGAATCTTGGGGAATGACACTTCCTCTTTTGAAAACTTAATCAACCCGAAACACTGTAGCGTAAGGAGCAAATAATAAATCAATGCAACTATCCCAAATAGGATTCCTAAAAAAATCAGATATTTCATATTTTGTTATCGTTTATTGTAACTACGGTGCAAAGATGCATAAAAAAATCGAATGTACCAAATTTTTTGCCCATTCTTTAACATTTTTTAAGATATTTATTATAAAATGATGAACTACATATGGAAATGGATAACATTACATATTATATAATAAAGAGCGCAGTACCTTGTGGATAGGATACTGCGCTTTTTTCATAACTAAATTTTTTATGGGAAAAAAGAAGAATTTAAAAGACCTAGATGAACTTGAGAAAGAGTTTATTGAAGTAAAGATGAAAGGAGACAGCGCTCTCAATTATCTTACGTCAGAAGGCTTGACAACAAAACTAAAATCGCTGAGTTATCGTTTAGAAATAAAGTGTAAAAACGAAAAACAGAAAGAGTTTCTAAACCTATTAAAGAATAAAAAAAATCAAATATGCTTTGGGGTTGGCTCTCCTGGAACAGGTAAATCTTATATATCACTTGCATATGCGTTGAAAGAAATTAAGGATGGTAACTTTTCAACTATTGTAATGATTATACCAACAGCCCCTGCTGGAGGGATTGACCTTAACCTGGGATACTTAAAAGGAACACTTCAAGATAAGATAGCGCCTTATCTTGAATGCGATGAACAAACTATATCAAAGATTCTTAAAAACAGTGGTAACGCAGAACCTACTATGATTGCACAGAATCTTGTAAATAATGGAATAATAAAATACGAATTTATTAACTTTGCACTTGGTAAAACATTCGATGATGCTTTAATATTAGTGAACGAGTGTGAGCAATATACAAAAGAAAACCTAAGGCTTATATTAACCAGACTTGGAGAGAATAGTAAAATGATATTAACTGGTGACTCATTACAGACAAACCGTAGGGACATTGTAATAAAAAAATCTGAAAGCGGTCTAGAGTACGCAATATCTCACATTGGTCATTTAGATGAGGTTGGAATCACAGAATTCACAAGGGATGACATCGTCAGAAACCCTCTTATAACAAAGATACTGGACAATTGGGATTAAAAAATGAATGTGCAGTATTAAGTTTTACCGCACATTTTATTTTAAGTAAATATTTATAGTTAACCTAATTGGGAATAATTCATAAAATAATAAAGTACATATATGGCAGAAATAAGAAAAAGAAAGACCAGGATGTATGAACCTTGGGGATATCAGGACGAGAACAATTACCAAGGAGCAGAGACTATCCTCGATAACGAGTTGGAAAGCTTTTTTGCTGGCACTTCTTACAATAAGGATGACAACAAGATTTATTTCACCAACAAAGATGGTGAAACTAAAGCAGAACTTGATGTATCAGAATTCGTCAAATCAGATAGTATCATCGAAAAAACAGAATATGCGGATGGTATACTTAAAATCTATTTCACAAACGGTGACATAATAACAATTGACCTTAGTGAACTTCTTGATGAAAACGAATTCAAAGATGGACTCATTGTTGATAATCACGAGGTTAAAGTCCTTATAGATTCTACAGGAGAACCATACCTTTCAGTTAGTGAAAACGGTGTGAAGATTTCTGGCGTTGATGCTGCAATACAGGTTGAAACAGACCGTGCAACAGCAGCAGAAGAAGCTCTTGATGCAAAGATTGACGCAGAAACTGCAAGGGCAACTAGCGCAGAGACAGCACTCGATGAGAAAATTGATGCTGAAATCGCAAGAGCAACTAGCGCAGAAACAGCACTAGATGAGAAAATTGACGCTGAAACAGCACGTGCAGAATCTGCTGAGACTGCTTTGCAGACTGCAATAGAGGCAGAAGGTCAAAGAGCACAAGATGCTGAACAAGCTCTTGATGAGAAAATTGACCAGGAGATTGCTGATAGAATTGCAGATGTTGATGCTGAAGAAACACGAGCAAAAGCACGTGAGGATGAAATTGAAACAGCTCTCAATGCTGAAAAAACACGTGCGACTCAAACAGAACAAGGATTAGACCATAGAATTGACTTGGTTAATGATGAACTTGATTCAGAGGAAAGCCGTGCTCAGGCAGCAGAACAAGAATTAAGAACTCTACTTACAAACGAAATTGCTGATAGAAAGGCAGATGTTGATGAAGAAGAGGCTCGTGCAAAGGCAGCAGAAGAAGTACTACAAAATGCGATAGAAGCAGAAGAAGCTAGAGCTACATCTGCTGAGACAAGCTTGCAAGCTGCAATTGAGGCAGAAGGTCAAAGAGCACAAGATGCCGAACATGCTCTTGATGAGAAAATCGATGCTGAGGAAGCAAGGGCAACATCAGCCGAAACTGAACTGCAAGATGCAATTGAGGCAGAAAGCCAGAGAGCACAGGATGCTGAACAGACTCTTGATGAGAAAATTGATGCAGAAGAGGCAAGGGCATTATCTGCTGAAACAGCATTACTTGATGCACTTGATGAACTTGGTGTAAATAAGTTTGATGATGTTGAATATGACAGCTCTGCTAAGACAATCAATTTCTATGCTGAAGGTGATTTAGTAAAAAATTTAGATGCTACTCCTTTCATAAAGGATGGAATGATTGATAGAGTTTATATCGACCATGACACACAAGAACTTGTTATAGTATGGAACACAGAGTCTGGCACTGAAGAAACAAGAATATCTCTTTCTGAAATATTCAATCCAGATGAATATTATACTAAGGATGAAGTTGATGCTATTGAGACAAGTCTTGATGAAAAAATCGCAGCATTAAGAACTTCTCTTAATAATGAAGTTACCAGGGCTACCACAAAAGAAGAGGAACTTGAAAATAATGATATTGCAAGTGGTAGTATTGCTTCAGACGCTACAGTTTCAATCACAAAGAACAACGGAGATGTAATAACATTCACTTCAGCAGAGCAAATTAATCTAGAAGCTGGAGAATTTTAATGAAATAATATAATAATAATAATAAAAAAAAATAATATGGCAAATTTTAGGTATTCACATTTATTTACCACTAAGACTGGTAACGCAGCAATCGAGGCTGCTGCTGCAAAATTAAACGCTGCTGAAATAGCACTTGCAATTGCTGATGGTGAAGAGAAAATTCTTTTCAAGAATGAAAGCGGTGATGTAATTTCTGTTGCAACTGAGGAACAGATTATTAATATTATTAATCAAGCAGTTACAAACGAGGCAGCAAGAGCAACATCTGCTGAGACTGAATTACAAAACGCTATTGATGCTGAAACACAGAGAGCTTTGAGCGCTGAAACTGAATTGCAAAACGCTATTGATGCTCTTGAGAGTGGCTCAACTGAGGCTATTGAGGCTGAAACACAGAGAGCTTTGAGCGCTGAAACTGAATTACAAAACGCTATTGATGCTCTTGAGAGTGGCTCAACTGAGGCTATTGAGGCTGAAACACAGAGAGCTTTGAGCGCTGAAACTGAATTACAAAACGCTATTGATGCTCTTGAGAGTGGCTCAACTGAGGCTATTGAGGCTGAAACACAGAGAGCTTTGAGCGCTGAAACTGGTCTTCTTGATATTATTGAAGATGAGGTTGCAGAGCGTAAGGCAGGTGCTGTTGCTAGCATTGAATATGATGCTAGTGGTAAAACCATTGATTTCTACAACGCTAATAATGTTAAGATTGATTCCATTGATGCAACTGATTTCATCAAGGATGGTATGATTGACACTGTTGAACTTGTTGAAGTTTCTGGCGAAACTTATCTACGTATCAGTTGGAACACTGACGCTGGCAAGGAAGTAACTGATATTGACCTTGGCGACTTGTTCGATGCTGATAACTACTACACCAAAGCAGATGTTGATGCATTATTGGGTACTGGATTCTCAGTTTCTTCTGTAACTGAAGTAATTGAAGAAAACGAAAGAGTTCTAGCTGAATCTCTTAATGATTTGAACTCAAGGATTAGCGGAGCATCTGATGCAATTGAGGCAGAGGCAACAGCAAGAGATAATGCTGATGTTAAGAGTGCTGCTGTTGATGCAAACGGTGGATTAACACTTACACTTGGCGACGGTTCAACAATCGTAGCAACTGAAGCAGAAGAAATTACACTTTCAGCAGGCGAATTTTAATTAAATAATAACAAAGTAATATAAATTATGAGTAAATATCTTAAACTATTCAATACACACTCTCAGTATGAGAGTTACACAGCAGATACAGAGACATTTATTACGCCTAATGTATCATTCTGTCTTGATACGCCAAATGAGGTGAATTATAATCCATATGTTGAACCAGCCGAAACAAGGGTTGTGGCAAAGTTCAATATAACTGATACAAGTAGTCCTACACGAATATCATATAAAGATAGTTGGAGTGATGGTACAAGTGGTTTCAGTTCCATTGAGATAGATGGTGTTGTACAGCCAAGTGTAGTTAGTGCATATACCTTCAGTACAACAGGTGAACATACAGTTAAGTACACATTGACAAACCAAACAAGTATTGGTTATAGCGCTTTCTATTATTGTAGTAACCTTACAAGTGTAACAATACCTGATAGTGTTACAAGTATTGGTGGTGAGGCTTTCTCTAATTGTACTGGTCTTACAAGTATAGATATACCAGATAGCGTAACAAGTATTGATTTTGAGGTTTTCGCTAGTTGTAGAGGTCTTACAAGTTGTACGATAGGTAGTGGCGTTACAAGTATTGGTAATAGAGCTTTCAATGGATGTAGTGGTCTTACAAGTATAACAATACCTGATAGTGTTACAAGTATTGGTGGTGAGGCTTTCTCTAATTGTAGTGGTCTTACAAGTATAGCTATTCCTGATAGTGTTACAAGTATTGGTGATAGTGTTTTCAATAGTTGTAGAAGTCTTACAAGTATAGCTATTCCTGATAGTGTTACAAGTATTGGTAATAGTGCTTTCACTAATTGTTATGGTCTTACAAGTGTAACAATACCTGATAGTGTTACAAGCATTGGCGATAGTGCTTTCGGTAGATGCTATGGTCTTACAAGTATAATAATCCCTGATAGTGTTACAAGTATTGGTGGTAGTGCTTTCCTTGAATGTAGTGGTCTTACAAGTATAGCTATTCCTGATAGTGTTACAAGTATTGGTGGTAGTGTTTTCAATAGTTGTAGAAGTCTTACAAGTTGTACCATAGGTAGTGGTGTTACAAGTATTGGTAATTATGCTTTCATTAACTGTAGAAGTCTTACTAGTATAAACATTCCAAGTGGCGTAACTAGGATTAGTAGTCTTGCTTTTAGTGGTTGTACTAGTCTTACAAGTATAGTATGTAATGCAACAACAGCACCTACAATACAGAGTAATACATTCCGAAATGTAGGGAACAATGGTACATTAACAGTACCAAGCGGTAGTAGTGGATATGATACTTGGATGCAGAATTCCAACTACTATCTTGGATTGTATAATTGGACAAAGGTAGAACAATAATGTTAGAAATAAAAAAGGGATTATCTTAATAAGATAGTTCCTTTTTATTATTTAAAAATATTTATTAGTATAATAATTGTGGTAAAATATTAACACCATATTTTAATAATATAAAAATAATAGATTTAATAATCAAAACAAATGGCAAAATTTAGGTATCAACACATTAAGAGTAGTGTAGAAGGTAAAGCACCTACATCATCACAAATAAAGGTTGGTGAAATTGGTGTAAATGATTTCGCTGGCGATGAGAAACTTTTCATAAAGAACAGCGAAAATGAAGTTGTTGATTTCCCACGTGGATATTCAAGACAGTATATTACTGCTTCATTAAATGACTTGGAAGAAAGGAAACTAGATGCTAGTGCATATACTCCAACAGACCTTTCAGATTATTATACAAAGGAAGAAATTGATGAACAGCAAGAAACTGTTGCTGCTGCACTTAATGACTTGAATAGTCAGAGTGAAACAGTTGCTGCTGCATTGGTTGACTTGAACACAAGGAAAGCAAATGTATCAGACATACCTTCTGTTAACGGTTATGCTGATAGTGTTAAATATAATTCAGAGTCACATTATGTTGAGTTCTATCACGGAACAACAGCAGGTACAAAGGTATTTGAGTATGACGCTTCTCCATTCTTGATTGATGGTATGGTAGAATCTGTTGTTGTTACAAGCATTACAAGTGGTGGAAGCGAAATACAAGTTCTTGAAATCACATGGAACAGTGCTGCTGGAAGTCAGGTAACTGACATTCCTCTCAGTGACATCTTCGACCCAGATGAATATTATACAAAGGATGAGGTTGATGAAGCTGATAGGGTTATTGCAGAAGCATTGAACGACCTTAATACAAGAAAGCTTGATGCAAGCGCATATACTCCAACTGATTTGAGTAATTATTATACCAAGTCTGAGACAAGTGGTGCAACAGAATTAGCAACAGCATTCAGTAATATACATACTCATAGTAATAAATCAGAATTAGATAGCATTACTGGTAATGTTGGTACAATGGCATATGAAAATGCAAATAGTTATTCAAGTGCAACAGAAGTCAATACGGCTCTTAGCAACAAGGCCAATGCTAGTGATATTCCATCAGTTACAGGATATGCTGATTCTGTTAAATATAATGATACAAATCATTATATGGAGTTCTATCACGGAACAACTGGCGGAACAAAGGTCTATGAATTTGACGCATCCCCATTCATTATTGATGGAATGGTTCAAGATGTAAAAATCACTGCCGTTACAAGCGGAACTTCAGAAGTTACTTGTTTGGTTATTTCATTTAATACAGATGCTGGTAAACAAGACATTAACATACCGTTAACTGACATCTTCAATGCAGACAATTATTATAATAAAACTGCTATTGATAATTTGGTGGGCAGTGGATTTACATCGTCATCAATTACAGATGTTATTATCGAAAATGAAGAAATTGTTTCTAGTGCTTTAAATGACTTAGAAGAAAGAAAACTTGACGCATCAGCGTATACGCCAACGGACTTGAGTAATTACTATACAAAGTCTGAGACAAGTGGTGCAACTGAATTAGCAACTGCATTTAATGGAAAGGCTGATACAGCAACCACATTAGCAGGATATGGAATAACTGATGCATATACTAAGTCTGAAACAAGTGGTGCGACTGAAATACAGAATGCATTAGATGGAAAACTTGATTCAAGTTCAATTGACCAAGTTATAGATTCAACAACATCTGCAAGTACTGGAGCAGTATCTACAAGTGCTGTATATGATTTCGTAACAGCTTATGCACCAAGTATTACTGTTGATAATGTAATTGACAATACAACATCTGCAAGCACAAATCCAGTATCTACAAGTGCTGTATATAGATGTATTAACGATAATGAATTGGTTATATCAACTGCTGTTAATAATCTTGAAGAGAATAAGGCTGACAAGGAGGAAGACCTTGACGGTATTAAATTAAAGAAAATAACTCAGAGTGCTTATGACGCTTTGGTTCAAGCTGGAACTGTTGACCCTAATACACTCTACATCATAACTGATTAATGAGTATGGCTAGTAGTAAATTATATTTAGATAGTATAAACATTGGAAGTGTCAAGTTGGGCACTTCCGATGTTAGAATGTTCCTTGGTGAATGGTTAGTGTACCCTCTTAATTCAAACGTTTCAATTACATATGATGCTGCTGCATACAACGGAACACTACAAACAGCACAGAATATCGTTGTTACAGATAATAGTGGAAATACGTTAATTGAAAATGTTGATTATGTTGTTGCAGAAAACAATGGAGGAACAAATGTTGGGGAATATGACCTTATTATTACTCTTATGGGTCAATATCATGGAACTGCTTCAACTAAATTTGTGATAGATAAAGTAACTCCAACAGTTGTAGCACCAACAGCAAAGGTATTAACTTATAATGGCTCTGCTCAAGAGCTTGTAAATGCTGGTTCTACTGATTATGGTACGTTAAAATATAGTATTGACGAGTCAACATGGTCAACTACTATTCCTTCTGAAACAAACTACGGTAGTTATATTGTATATTATAAGGTAGAAGGTGATAGCAATGTAAATGATGTGGCAGCACAAACCGTTGCTTGTTCAATTAATGAGAAACAAGTAACTGCTACTGTTGAACTTAGTCAGTCAACATATACATATAGTGGAAATGAAATTAAACCTACAGTAACAGTAAAAGATGGAACTACTGTAATACCTTCAAGTGAATATACGGTCACTTACAGTAATAACATTAATGTAGGTACTGCTACGGTTACAATTAGTGATAATGTTGGCGGTAATTATGATGTAATTGGTTCTACTACTTTTACTATTAATAAAGTTACCCCTACTGTTACTGCGCCAACAGCAAAAAATCCTGGATATAATGGTTCGCCTCAAGAATTGGTGTATAATGGAGCAACTAACTTTGGAACGTTAAAATATAGTATTGATGGTACTAATTATAGCACAACAATACCAAGTGAAACTAACATAGGTTCATATACAGTTTACTATAAAGTAGATGGCGATAGTAATATAAATGATGTAACAGCGCAAACAGTTGTTTGTTCAATTGTAAAAGGTAACTCTTCATTATCTTTTGCTGTAACTAATATAACAGTAGGAGAAAACAAAACAAAATCAAATATAGTTACAGTTAATGCTGGTGATGGCGTTGTGACATATAGTTCAAACGATACATCAGTTGTTACTGTTGATAATAGTGGTAATGTAACAGGTGTTAATTATGGAGATACAACTGTTACTGCTAACATAAGTAGTACAAATAATTATAATAGCGCATCCACAAGTTACAATGTACATTGTGCATTAGTTATCACGGCTAAATATAACGTAACAGATACAACTAACCCAACAAAAATATCATATTATCATAAGGATAGACAAGGAAGAATTTATGATGGTACAAGTAGTTTCAGTGAAATTGAGATAGATGGTGTCGCACAACCATCTGTTGTCACTGCCTATACATTCAGTACAACAGGTGAACATATCGTAAGATATACTTTAAAAAATACAATTGTAAGCTCATATGCTTTCAAATATTGTAGTGGCCTTACAAGTATAGATATTCCATCAGGTGTTACAACTATTGGCAGTGAGGCTTTCCAAAGTTGTACTAGCCTTACAAGTATAACCATACCTGATAGTGTTACAAAAATTTATCAATCTACTTTCAGTAGCTGTTATAGCCTTACAAGTTGTACAATAGGAAGTGGTGTTACAAGTATTGGTAATGAAGCTTTCTATAGATGTAGTGGTTTAACAAGTATAACTATACCTGATAGTGTTACAAGTATTGGTTATAGTGCTTTTACTAATTGTAGTAGTCTTACAAGTGTAACTATACCAAATACTGTTACAACTATTGATAGAGACGCTTTCAATGGTTGTAGTAGTCTTACAAGTATAGTTATTCCAGATAGTGTTACAAGTATTGGTGATGGCGCTTTCAAAAATTGTAGTGGTCTTACAAGTGCAACAATAGGTAGTGGTGTTACAAGTATTGGTTATGATGCTTTCCAAAATTGTAGTGGTCTTACAAGTATAACAATACCTGATAGTGTTACAACTATTAATGATAGAACTTTCAGTGGCTGTTATAGCCTTACAAGTTGTACAATAGGAAGTGGTGTTACAAGTATTGGCAGTAGTGCTTTCTATTGTTGTAGTGGCCTTACAAGTGTAACCATCCCTGATAGTGTTACGAGTATCGGAAATTATGCTTTCCAAAGTTGTACTGGTGCTACAAGTGTAATAATACCTGATAGTGTTACAAGTATTGGCGCTTCTGCTTTCCAATATTGTAGTGGTCTTACAACTTGTACTATAGGTAGTGGTGTTACAAGTATTGGTAATAATGCTTTCTATGGTTGTAATGACGTAGAAAATTTTACTGTAGGAAGTGATGCTGCTGTTGGCGTGTTTGCAAGAAGAGAAAGCCTACAAAATGTTATTATACGTGATAGCGTAACAAGTATTAGTGATGGTGCTTTCCAATATTGTAGTGGCCTTACAAGTTGTACAATAGGTAGTGGTGTTACAAATATTGGTAATAATGCTTTCTATTATTGTACTGGTCTTACAAGTATAATAATCCCTGATAGTGTTACAAGTATTGGTAATAGTACTTTCAGTAATTGTAGTGGTCTTACAAGTGCAACAATAGGTAGTGGTGTTACAAGTATTGGTAATAATGCTTTCTATTATTGTACTGGTCTTACAAGTATAGATATACCTGATAGTGTTACAAGTATTGGCGCTTCTGCTTTCACTTATTGTAGTGGTATGACAACTTGTACAATAGGTAGTGGTGTTACAAGTATTGGTGAATGGGCTTTCACTAATTGTAGTAGTCTTACAAGTATAACTATACCTGATAGTGTTACAATTATTGGTACTTATGCTTTCACTAATTGTTATAATCTTACAAGTTGTACTATAGGAAGTGGCGTTACAAGTATTGGTGATTATGCTTTCGCTGTTTGTAGCGGTCTTACAACTTGTACAATAGGTAGTGGTGTTACAAGTATTGGTGATGGTGCTTTCTATAAATGTAGTGGTATTACAAGTATAACAATACCTGATAGTGTTACAAGTATTGGTTATGAAGCTTTCTCGAATTGTTATGGTCTTACAACTTGTACCATAGGTAGTGGTGTAACAAGTATTGGTACTTATGCTTTCGCTGTTTGTAGCGGTCTTACAAGTATAGATATACCTGATAGTGTTACAATCATTGGAGAATATACTTTCACTGAATGTCGTAGTATTACAAGTGCAACAATAGGAAGTGGCGTTACAAGTATTGGTGAGAGTGCTTTCGGTAGTTGTAGTGGTCTTATAAACGTAACCATACCTAATAGTGTGGAAAGCATTGGTAATATTGCTTTCGGTAGCTGTTATAACCTTACAAGCGTAACAATACCTAATAGTGTTAGAAGTATTGGCGCTGGTGCTTTCACTAATTGTTATAATCTTACAAGTTGTACTATAGGAAGTGGCGTTACAAGTATTGGTGATTATGCTTTCGCTGTTTGTAGCGGTCTTACAAGTATAACATCTAACGCCACAACTGCTCCTACAATAGCATCATTTACATTCTATAGTGTTAAAACATATGGTACATTAAGAGTACCTAGTGGTAGTAGAGGTTATGATGTATGGATGCAGAATACTAATTACTATTTAGGCTTGTATAATTGGACAAAGATAGAACAATAAATAATATTAAAATAAATAAAAATGAACTATATTAAATTATTTGAAACCACATCAGCATATAATGCATATACTGCTGATACGGCAAACTTCATAAAGCCTAACTTGTCTTTATGTAAGGACGCACCAACTGAAGTGTATTTTAATCAACTTACATGTGAGGAAACAAGTGTGTATGAGATTATTGGAGAGCCTTCATACCCATTGGAGATTGAAGGTAGCGCAACGTCATTTGATATTACTTTCAATTATAGAAGAACTATTATTAATACACGTTGCCAAGAGTCTGTTACAGAAGGTACTGATACAGTAACAGTTGAATGTGGAGTAAACCCAAGTACCACTGACAGTAGGGTTGTTAGCGGCACTGTTATGTGGAATGATAATGAGATTGAATACAATGTTTCTCAAAGTAAACTTGTTTTAGTAGTTACTGCTAAATACAATGTTACAAGCACGACTAATTCGACTAAAATTTGCAGTCAAACAAGCGGTTTCAGTGTTATGGAGATTGATGGTGTTGAGCAACCAAGTGTAACTACAGGGTATACATTTGATACAACTGGAGAACATACCGTTAAATACACCTTAAAAGAAAAAAATATAGGAAATAGTACTTTCCAAAATTGTTATGGTCTTACAAGTGTAACCATCCCTGATGGTGTTACAAGTATTGGTGAGAGTGCTTTCAATGGTTGTGTTAGTCTTACAAGTATAACCATCCCTGATGGTGTTACGAGTATCGGAAATTATGCTTTCCAAGATTGTAGAGGTCTTACAAGTGTAACCATCCCTGATGGTGTTACGAGTATTGGAGCTAATGCTTTCACTTATTGTTATGGTCTCACAAGTTGTACAATTGGTAGTGGTGTTACAAGTATTAGTACTAATGCTTTCTATGGGTGTAATAGTGTAAGAGATTTTACTGTTGGAAGTAATGCTGGTGTTGGCTTGTTTTCAGGAAAAACAAGTATACAAAATGTTATTATAGACGATAGCGTAACAAGTATTGGTAATAATGCTTTCGCTCATTGTAGCGGTCTTACAAGTTGTACCATAGGTAGTGGTGTTACAAGTATTGGCAGTAGTGCTTTCTATTGTTGTAGTGGCCTTACAAGTGTAACCATCCCTGATAGTGTTACGAGTATCGGAAATTATGCTTTCCAAAGTTGTACTGGTCTTACAAGTGTAACCATCCCTGATGGTGTTACGAGTATTGGAGCTAATGCTTTCACTTATTGTAATAGTCTTACAAGTATAGTTATTCCTGATAGTGTTACAAGCATTGGTGATGCTGCTTTCAAAAATTGTAGTGGTTTAACAAGTATAACTATAGGTAGTGGAGTTACAAGTATTGGTGAGAGTGCTTTCGGTAGCTGTAGTAGTCTTACAAGTATAACTATACCTGATAGTGTTACAAGTATTGGCAGTAGTGCTTTCACTAGTTGTAGTAGTATGATAACTGCTGAAATACAAGGTGGTAGCATTGGTACTTATGCTTTCAGATATTGTAATAACCTTACAAGTTGTACAATAGGTAGTGGCGTTACAAGTATAGGTATTAGTGCTTTCTATGGTTGTAGTGGTTTAACAAGTATAACTATAGGTAGTGGAGTTACAAGTATTGGTGATGGTGCTTTCGGTAGCTGTAGTAGTCTTACAAGTATAACTATACCTGATAGTGTTACAAGTATTGCTGGTAATGCTTTCTATTATTGTACTGGTCTTACAAGTATAACTATAGGTAGTGGTGTTACAAGTA